TAGCACTACAAACACCGTGCCTGCTTTTAATTTACAACTAAATTATTATTCGTTTTCGCAAGGTTTTAGTTATATTCAATACGCTAAGACTGCAGCTAATCAGAATTTTCGCCGTGTACTTCCTTATGGCACTGCAACTGGCGAGGATACAAAGACAGCCACCTACGTCAATACGGCAAGCGTTCGCCAAGCTGCGATGATCTTGGCCGTTGATATTTGGCAGGCCAGGCAGGTCAGTCAGACCGGGGGCGTAGGACTCGATGGCTTTAGCCCTAGCCCGTATCGCATGGGCAACAGCATGATAGGCAAAATAAGAGGCTTACTAGCCCCGTACATCTCACCGAATAGCATGGTGGGGTAAATGCCTACCGCTGCCATTACCACGCTGCGTAGCACCATCGCAACGGCTTTAACCAATAACGGAGTTTGGTCGGTATTCGCATATCCGCCTGCAACCATCTTGGCTAACAGTTGCGTAGTAATACCGGCAGATCCATATTTAACGCCCAGCAATAACAGTTATATAACTATCTCGCCTATGGCTAATTTTAAGATTTTGCTAACCGTGCCGATGTTTGACAACCAGGGCAACCTGCAAGGCATTGAGGATTTTATTGTTGCGGCCTACACAAAACTAGCTGCATCTAACCTTGTATTTAATATAACCAGCGTTAGCGCGCCTGGCGTATTAAATGCTGATAGCGGTGACTTGCTTACCGCCGAATTCAATATAAGCATACTAAGCAGCTGGGGGTAGAAAATGTCATACACAGATGAGGATATTGCCTTCTTAATTAAGATCGGGCAGATCACAGAAGCACCAAAAGAAACAAAAACCAAAGCACCTGCAACCGAGAAAACAGAGGAATAAGTAAATGGCCGTATATTTAAGCAACACAGTTCAGGTTACGCTGAATAGCATCGCCCTAACAGATCATGTTACTAGCGCAACTATCAACCGCGTATTTGATGAACTCGAAGTGACTGCTATGGGCGATACAGCTCATAAGTTCGTAAAGGGTCTAGAGGCCAGCACAATTACTTTAGATTTCCTAAGCGACACAGCTGCAGCAAACGTAAACGCAACCCTGCAATCTGCCTGGGGTACAACAGTACCTATTACGCTAAAGCAGACAAGCGCAGCAGTTTCAGCTACTAACCCGCTATACAGCACCACAATCTTGGTAAATAACACTACCGATATTAACGGCGCAGTAGCAGACATCGCTACACAGTCAATTACATTTACTTGTAATTCACCAATCGTAATTACTACCGCACCATAATAAACAGAATAGGGGCTAACAGATGGCTAAGTTAAAGATCACAAAGGCTGATGGTTCAATATCTGATCACCAGATAACACCATCGATCGAATACGCGTTTGAGTTATATGCTAAAAAAGGTTTTCATAAAGCCTTTAGAGATGACGAGAAACAGTCGGATGTTTATTGGTTGGCGTGGGAGTGTTTAAGAGCTGCAGGCGAAACCGTGCCAATGTTCGGTGCATCGTTCTTAGCAACACTTAAAAAGGTTGAGGTTCTGGATGATGACCCGGAACTATAGGGCGTGACTCGTTTACTTACTTGATCGCACGGATCAGTTTGGAAACGGGTATCGCGCCCAATGATTTACTAACACTAGATAGCAGGATGTTTAAAACTTTATTGCAGGCTATGAAAGACCGAAACAAGGAGATGCAAGATGGCCAAAGTAGAAATACGCGGAAACGTTGATCTACGCAAAGCCTTGCGCAACTTTACTCCCGATCTTGAAAAGCAATTAAAGAAAGAATTAAAAGCAGCTCTAATGCCTGTTGTAAAGAAAGCTAGGGGTTTCGTTCCAAGTCAATCCCCTATGAGTGGCTGGGAAGCGCGTTCGTTTTCTGAGGCGCGTTTTCCAGTATTTAACTACAACACCATAGTTAAAAATATAGTTTTAGAAACTAGCCCTAGTAAGCGCGATAGTCGAGGCTTTACCTCTATGGCTAGAATTATTAACAAGTCTGCAGCTGGTTCAATTTATGAAACTGCTAGACGGCCGCAAGTGTGGGTAGGTGCTAAGGCATCGGGTACATCTAAAGGCGTTAGCCGATCTGTGAATCCTAATGCCGGTGCTAAGTTTATTGAGAATCTTGGCGATGTTACATCTAGCCTAAAAGGCCAAGGCCGATTTATATTTCGTGCATGGGCTGAAAGCCGTGGCGTAGCCGAAGGTGCAGCCAATAAAGCCATAGATACTGCCATTAGAGAATTCTATAAGCGCGCTGAAAAACAAACGTTTAGTAAGGCCGCATAATGGCATTTGCAGATATTAAATTAGGTTCTACCTTTGATGCTAAAGGTTTTAAGCAAGCCGAAACAGCAACCAAAAAACTAGAGAAAAATGTTAAAAGTTTAGCAAAAACGTTTGGCTTTGCATTTGGTACAGCTGCGGTAGTTAGTTTTGGCAAAGCAGCCTTAAAAGCCTTTCAAGAGGATGAAGCCGCAGCCCTTCGATTGGCTCGCGCAGTAGAGAATTTAGGTATTGGTTTTGCTAATCCTGCTATCTCTAAATACATTTCGGACTTAGAAAAGTCTGCAGCGATTGCCGATGATATTTTAAGGCCAGCGTTTCAAAGGCTATTGACCACTACGGGTTCGCTTACTCAGTCACAGAAATTATTAAACGATGCAATTACTATTAGCCGCGCATCGGGTATTGATCTTGCAACAGTATCGCAAGACCTTGCTAACGGTTACGTTGGAATTACTAAAGGCTTAAAGAAATACAACACAGGGCTTACAGCAGCTGAGATTAGCTCTAAATCTTTTTCTGAAGTTTTAGGTGTAATCCTTACTCGATCTGCCGGGGCTGCCGATGATTATCTACAAACCACGCAATACCGTATGGATACTTTGGCTATCGCTACAGGTAACGCATCGGAGATTATTGGCGGCGGCTTAGTAAACGCCTTCGCCCGTATTGGTGGTGGTACAGAAGCCAGCGATGCCGCTAAGGCTATTGAGGATATTGCTACAGCCGTTGCCTTTACTACAGAAAACATTGGCAGTTTAATTGGTGTAATTCCTACCTTATTAAAGAATTTAAAGAATCTGCCTAAGAATATTTTTGAAGGTTTTGCTGGGGCTCAGGCTGGGGTAAACATAACCCCTAAACCTAAACCTGTTGAAAAGACTGCTGCTATAAGCGCGCTTGCTCAACAAAAAGCATTAGCTAAATTGGAAGCCGATGCTGCTAAACGTCAAAAAGCTATTTTGGCGTTAATGAAAAAACAAAGCGATACAGCTAAAAAGGCTGCTGCTGATAAAGCAAGACTAGATAAAGCCGCTGCAGTTTTTGAATTACAAAAAATACAGATAGCCGCTGCGTTAAAGGGCAAAATAAGCGATGAGGAAAGAACTCGCCTATTACTTATGCAGGCTATTGAGGAAGGCAACGTAGATAAGGCCGAGGCACTAACTAAAAAGTTAGAGGAAATTCAAAAGATAAATGCCAAAATTGCCGCTGATCTTTTAGCAATCGGTACGGCTAAAGACCCATTTGCTACATGGGCAGGCAGTTTATCTCTAGCCTTAGCGGCACTTAATAAACTAGGGCTAGGCATGTCCAATGTTCCTGGTTTAGTTCCGGGTGTTAATTTTAACCCTACCCAAAATGCAGATCGAAACTACGATCTTAAAGTAGCTGCTGTCGAAGCCGCTATTGCTGGTAATGGCGGTGCTGTTAGTGGTGGCACAAGCATCTTTGCAGAAAATGACACGATTGAGGAAATCTTAGCCAAGGTAGAAAATGCCGCTGCAGATGCCGCACTTGCCGCAGAAGCTGCCGTTGCATCCGTGGCGGAAACTCAGGTAACTGTAGATGCCTTAGCTGCAGCTACTACAAATAGCATGCCTGTAGCTGGTATGAATTTTAACCCGTATCAAAATAGAGATCGCAACTACGATACAAGTGCAACTCAAGCCCCTACTATCATCGTAAATAATACTGGCTCAGTAATTATGCAGGATGAGTTCGTAGATGCTGTAAGTAACGCAGTATTAGCAAGTCAAAGATTTGGCTATGGCCGTACCCCTGCTGGTTTCTTAGTGGACTCTGGCTGATGACAGTCCCAACGATTAACGCGATTATTAACTTTTCTACTGGCCCTAGTTTTGCGCAGGCATTTATTATTGGCGAAGGTATATTTGGTACTAACGTATTGGCAGACTCAGCTGCAGTTATTGTAGATGTTAGTAATGTAGTAGATAGCGTAAACATCAAGCGCGGCCGCAACCCACAGGTAGATGAGTTCCAGACTGGCACAATGACTTTACGCATCGTCGATCAGAACGGCGATTTTAACCCACAGAACCCGAGCAGCCCCTACTTTGGCCTACTTGATCCAATGCGTA